CTTCAACGTTTTAGGCACAGAAACTACCTTTACTGGTAGCTCTGCGTCGGGTTCGAGGATGGACACCTCTTCCAACTCCGCTCGAAAGTGGAGATTAGGAATGAGGTACTCGTAAGAGGGAAAGACCTCTTCGAGTCGCCGGGTCCAAGTCCGAAGTCGATACTTACCATTACTGGTAAGACCATCGGCGACGGATCCAGGGCCATGTTTCGGAAGCAGTCTCCCGTAATAGACATCATAGTCCATTCGGGTGAACAGTTCACGAAACAGCAGGTCAGACATAGAACGAAACTCATCCAAATCTTTCTGGGTGAGTTTCTTGTCAACCTGGCGGACATCCTGCTCACACTCGACGAAATTCTGCATTGCAGCTCGCGTCCTTGCTGGGGAGCAAGGTACGAGCAATTTGCCAAACATCAGTGTTAATTGACGGATGGCAATTATAGAGTCAATGCAGGGATCGTCGAGTAACGCGCCACTACTCCGGTCGAACACACGGGAGAGATAACCCCCCATAAAACGGGGGAGACTCCCATCCTTCTCAAAGGAAGGATGTGTCCCGGCTTGGCCTAGGTCCAACCACTTTTGGGTGGCTTTACCTAAGCTCGGCAGGGTTATCGTCAAAAATGATAACCCCTCATGTTCGACTCGACGAGAGACAGTATTAATATCTCTCGTGGCGTAAGTGCAGCATCGGATAGCCGATTCCTCGGCTATCTGGGACCAGAGTGACATTAGGCTTTTCAAACACCCTCCTAACAGAGGTAATGTTTCCTTAGCCTATGCACTTACCCAAGTGGGTGTTAGGATTTATCACCCTAACACGTGGTTGATAAAGCCACGCTCTAACCACTTGCGCCTTCGACGGATGCCGAAGCATGCGGATATCAGACCCTTTCGTTACCAGGCAGCCATTAAGTGCTGCCATAAAGCAACGATTGGGATGGCGACAACGTTGAGAGTGAGCGCTATACCGAAAACAGCCCGAAGGCTTATTCGGATAGAAAACTCAATCCTTCCGCGGTCGTCTTCTGAAAAACCGCCATCGAGGTGAAATGGTATATGAACGTGCGCATCCCGATTGATTGGGAGAGCATGTTTCATAACCAGGACCCTAGCGCATAGTGCGCAACGTAGTGGCGAAGAGGAAGGCTATGAGCAGGTAAACCTCTCGAACTAACGAGAAGCGAACCATACTCACTTGGCCGTCTTCGACGACACACGAAGCAGACACCATGCTAGGTGCCCTTCTTCACCCACGAAGCCATTACGACTCACCACCCAAGAGCTTGGTGATGAGCGCATCGCTCGACGCCGTATACAGGGTTTTGAATCCCGTGTAGAC